AGCCTCCAGCGGTTCTACTTCGCCCGCAAGGTTCCTTAATCGAGACCGTTCCGGTCCCGGTATAGTCACTACACCTTCCCCAACCAGATCAGAGAAAGAGCACACCATGGCAGAAGCGAAGCGCGAGAAGCGTCCCGTCCACAAGTCCCCGAAGGGCGTGGCGATCTTCCCCTACCTCAACAAGCCCGACACGAAATGGAAGCCCGAGGGCGAGTTCAAGACCAAGCAGCGCATCCCCACGGACGAGGCCGAGGACCTCATCGCCATCATCGAGAAGGCCCAGGAGGAGGCCAAGGCCGAGGCGATGGTCAAGGCGAAGGCGAAGAACAAGACCAAGATGGTCAAGGCGGCCGACCTGCCGTTCAGCGCGGAGCTGGACGACAGCGAGGAGGAGACGGGCAACACCCTGTTCAACTTTAAGAGCACCGCGTCGGGCACGACCAAGGCCGGCAAGGCGTGGTCGCGCAAGCTCGCCCTGTTCGACGCCAAGGGCAAGCCCTTCAAGAAGGACATCTACGGCGGCTCGACCCTCATCATCGCGTTCACCGCCGAGCCGTGGGTCAACCCCAAGTTCGAGTACGGCGTGAAGCTCCAGATGGAGGCGGTCCAGGTCATCGACCTCGTGTCCACCGGGGGCGGCGCCGTGCGCTCCGCGTCGGCCTACGGCTTCGGCCAGGAGGAAGGCTACGAGGACAGCGGCGAGGACGAGAGCAGCGACGACGAGGAGACCTCGACGGACGACAGCGCGTCGGACGAAGCTGATTTCTAAACCCCGCACGAAGGCTGGAGCGGATCCAGGCATTGTCCACGGGTTCCGCTCCGGCCTGGAGGAGAAGGTCGCCGCCGAGCTGGCGGCCCAGGGCGTGCCGGTGCGCTTCGAGTGCCCGGACGCCATCGTTCGCTACGTGAAGCCCACGAGCAACCACAAATACCACCCCGACTTCGTGCTCCCGAACGGGATCATCGTGGAGACCAAGGGCCAGTTCGTCACGGCGGACCGGCAGAAGCACAAGCTCATCAAGGCCCAGCACCCCGCGCTCGACATCCGCTTCGTCTTCTCCAACAGCAAGACGCGGATCTCCAAGACGAGCAGCACCACCTACGCCAAGTGGTGCGACGACCACGGCTTCAAGTTCGCCGACAAGAGCATCCCCAAATCGTGGATCGCCGAGTGAGGCGCATCGACCGCATCGTGGTCCATGCCTCCGGCGACCGCGAGGGACAGGACGCGACCGTGAGGGACCTCGACCGGCGCTTCCGGGCCCGAGGCTACTTCTCCATCGGCTACCACCACGTCATCGCCAGGGACGGCACGGTCCACGCCGGGCGTCCCGAGGAGAGGGCAGGGGTCCAGAACGATCCGCACAACCGGACGGCTATCGGGGTCGCCTACGTGGGCGGGCTCGACGCCGCCGGCAAGCAGGCCGCGGACACCCGCACCCCCGAGCAGCGGGCCGCCCTCCGCGCCCTCCTGGCGGACCTCCGCCGGCAGCATCCCGAGGCCAGCATCCACGGTCGCTACTACGGCGGGATGCCGGGGCACGACCCGCAATTCAACCCCACAGAGGAGTACCGAGACCTATGACCCTGTTTCAGTCCCTGGCGCCGCGCATCATGCGTGGTCTGATCCGGGACCTGAGCATATCCCTTACGGACGCGGCGGCCATCGTTGGCAACCTCGGCCACGAAAGCGGCGGCTTCCGCTTCCTCCAGGAGAAGAAGCCCCTCGTTCCCGGTTCGGCTGGCGGCTACGGCTGGGCCCAATGGACCGGCCCGCGGCGCCGGGCCTACGAGGCATACTGCGCCAAGAACAAGCTCGACCCCGCCGGCTTCGAGGCCAACTACGGCTACCTCGTCTTCGAGCTGCGGAACACCGAGACCCGCGCCGTCCCCGCGGTGAAGGCCGCCAAGACCCTCCCCGAGAAGGTGAAGGCTTTCGAGCTGCACTTCGAGCGAGCGTCCCCTCTCTACAAGCACTACGAGAGCCGCGAGCAGTACGCCGCCCAGGCACTGACCGCCTTCACTGCCTGACCCCGAAGATTAGGTAGCACCGATACAAGGAGACCCCTGGCTTAACCGCCGGGGGTCTTTGCGTTTCTGGCGTCTTTACGCATCCGACTTCGGAAAAACCTCATGACCGACACCTTCACCACCCGCCACGGCACCTTCGGGGCCGGGGAGGCTATCTGGCACGTGGGTCCCTGCGGGGAGCGCACGAGGGCCGGCACGATCCGCGACGTGGGCCCCGCCTTCACCGTGATCTTCCACGATGCCGCCGGCGTCCACCTGGTTCCCTCCGACGAGATCCGCAAGCCGGGCTCGTGGGTGGCGCCGCGTCCCGCCCCGAAGGAGATCGCAGTCAAGCAGTTCGTCGTCTGCCGCTTCTTCGATGGCGAGCCGATGTTCGCCGCCTTCCCGGACATCCACGACAACCGCCGCGATGCGGTGGAGGAGGCGGCGGACCGGGCGTTCTACGACCGCACCCCGCAGGGCTTCGGCGTCTTCAAGCTGACGGACGTGGTTCGCCGCGTCTCTGACAGCGAGGCCACCGTGACCCGCTTGGTCCGGTGAGCCCCGACTTCCTCCGCTGGCTCACGCTCCAGCAGCTCCAGCACCACCAGCAGCAGCACGCCCGGCCCGAGCACTTCTCGGCCGGCTTCCGCGCGTCCCTCAACTCCCCCAGCGAAAGCACCCCCGACATGAAGACCTCCGCCCCCCTCGCGTCCCTCATCCAGCTCGGCCCCCAGGCCAAGTCGATCCTCCTGCACATCGAGAAGACCGGGAGCATCTCGGCCCTCGACGCCTTCACCACCTACCAGATCACCTCCGCCACCCTGGCCCGCCGCATCTGCGACCTGGAGGAGGCCGGCGTGAAGGTCCTGCGCGAGCGCAAGGTCCACCCGATCACGACCCGCTCCTACACCCGCTACGCCCTCGCCGAGGCCGCGTGAGGGGCAGGCTCCTCGGGGCCCTCTGGGCCACCTCCGCATTCCTGACGCTCGCCCTGGCCGACTACGGCTGGGGCGCTGCCGTCTCCTCCGCCTTCGTCATCAACCGCATCAAGAGACGCACATGATCCGCATCCTCGCCATCCTGGCCCTCGTGGTCATCATCGCCATCGTCGCCTTCGGCATCAACGTGGCCGCCGTGATCGGCATCGCCTACCTCTGCGGCATCCCCCTGACCTTCGCCCAGGCGGTCGGGGTCGCCCTGGCCCTGGCCCTCGTCGGCAACTTCCTCCGCTCGCGGGCCGCCTGACATGATGACCGCCCAGCAGCGCAAGTATGCCACGGAGCGGGTCGCCGAGATCGAGAAGCAGCGCCTCGCCGCGAACGACGAGACCCACTCCACGCCCGGCGTGAGCCTCACCCCCAAGGAGCGGTTCGACCTCCTCGTGGCCGGCAAGGTGCCGCTCGTCGCCGGCCGGACGGAGGTCGGTAACGCCGCCTACGTCTATCAGGTCTTCGACTTCTCGGCTTTCGAGAGCCCCGCCCGGATCGACACCGAGGCGCGGGACAAGGGCCGGGCCGCCATCCGCAAGGAGGCCGCCGCGATCCGCGACAAGATCATGCTCGGGGACGCTGACGAGGCCCTCCAGCTCCTCTCCGCGTTCACGGGCTGAGCCCCTTGGCGGAGGACAGCGAGTTCGTCGAACACATCCCGTGCGAGAAGTGCGGGAGCAGCGACGCCAACTCCCTCTACACGGACGGGCACCAATACTGCCACGCCTGCACCGCCTACGTGGCGGGTGACGGCGATGGTGCAGTGACTGCACCGGCCGGCAAGCGGGCCTCCGGGCTCATCAATGGGGGCGAGTTCGTCGCCCTCGCCAAGCGCGGTATCTCCGAGGAGACGTGCAAGAAGTGGGGCTACCGCGTCGCCGAGTTCAAGGGCGGCAAGGTCCAGGTCGCCGACTACCGGGGCCCCGCCGGGGGCGCCACGGTCGGGCAGAAGGTGCGGTTCCCCAACAAGGACTTCACCTTCCTCGGCAACATCAAGGAGGCGGGCCTCTACGGGCAGCACCTCTGGCGCGACAAGGGCAAGCGCGTCGTCATCACGGAAGGCGAGATCGACGCCCTCACCGTGTCCCAGCTCCAGGACAATAAGTGGCCCGTGGTCTCCGTCCCGAACGGGGCCCAGGGCGCCAAGAAGGCCCTCGCCAAGGCTCTCGATTGGCTGGCCGGCTTCGAGGAAGTCGTCCTGTTCTTCGACGATGACGAGCCGGGCAGGGCGGCCGTGGAGGAGTGCGCCCCGCTGTTCCCGCCGGGCCGCTGCAAGGTGGCGCGGATGGAGGGGTTCAAGGACCCCAACGAGGCCCACCAAGCCAAGCAGGGCGGCAAGGTCATCGACGCCATCTGGGGCGCCAAGACGTACCGCCCGGACGGCATCCTGAACGGCACCGACCTATGGGAGGCGCTCACCACGGACGACACCGTGGAGACCGCAAGCTACCCGTGGGAGACCCTCAACGAGAAACTCCGCGGCCTCCGCAAGGGGGAGCTGACCCTGTTCACCTCCGGGTCGGGCATGGGGAAGTCCGCCGTGGTCCGCGAGGTCGCCCACCATCTCCTCCGCGAGGGCGAGACGGTCGGGATGCTAATGCTGGAGGAGAGCACCAAGAGGACCGCCAAGGGCCTCATGGGGATCGAGCTGTCCGAGCCCATCCACCTCGACATGACGCCGTGGGCGGACCTCACGGCCGAGCAGCAGGCCGCCCGCCGGCAAGCCTACGAGGCCACGGTCGGCTCCGGCCGCCTGTTCCTCTACGACCACTTCGGGTCCACCGACCTCGACAACCTGATGGCCCGCCTGCGCTTCTTGGCGAAGGGCTGCGGGTGCGGGTGGATCTTCCTCGACCACCTCTCCATCGTCGTCTCCGGTCTGGATGACGGCGACGAGCGCAAGACCATCGACCTCATCATGACCAAGATCCGCACCTTCGTTCAAGAGACGGGCGTCGGCTTCATCATGGTCTCGCACCTCAAGCGCCCCCAGGGCGACCGGGGGCACGAGCAGGGCGCCGAGGTCTCGCTCGCCCAGCTCCGCGGCTCTCACTCCATCGCCCAGCTCAGCGATTGCGTGATCGGCCTGGAGCGCAACCAGCAAGACGAGCAGACGAAGAACCTCACCACCGTCCGCATCCTCAAGGATCGCTTCTCGGGGGAGAGCGGGATCGCCTGCCATCTCCTATTCGACAAGGTCACGGGGCGCCTCTCCGAGTGCCGCCCCGAGTTCGTTGGCGCTTCCATGGACGAGGAGTCACCATTCTAGGGCGCCTAGTGACCGATGAAACGCAGCTTCACATACGTCCTAAAAACAGGATCGGAGAACTCATACAAGCCGCGCCCATCGGGAACCTTCACGAGAACCGGTCCAAACTTCTCATCGATCAGTCTAGGTAAAAGCTGATCGATATAATCTATACCAAGATCCTGGGCTGTGGGACGGCTTGCTTTCAGTGCGACTGCGCCTGCAACCGCGTCATACTGGGTGGTCTCTCGTTTCTGCTCCGCGAGCAGAGTGAGGATCAGCGCTCGATCTGGCGAGTTGCCAATAGCCATTTGGTATTGATGCTCCAAACTTGGAAAAGCTTGTCCAGACCGAATTTTTGCTAGTACCTCCTGGAGGATATCAGGAACGATATCATTAGTGCCTTGCTCGTTCGCAAGAGCGACGCAAGCCTTGCCCATAAGTTGAGCGAGATAAGGATATCCATCGCTAAAGCTGGCAATTTCCTGCACGACAGTCTCGTGAAACTTGACTCTGTTCCTAAATAGCTGTTCCGCCTTACTGAAGATCTGCGCGATCTCTTCAGGCGACATCGGCGGCACATAGATTGCGCCCTGCTCGACCAGTCGGCCCACCGACTTATGGTCTGCCACGAGTGCAGAAATGTCAGACCCAATCCCACAAATTCCAAACTTCACGGTCGGGCTGGATAACGATTTTATCAGCGAACCCAAACCGCCCTTGTTCTGGATGACATCGAACTCATCCAGTAAGATGAGCGCCGACTCTCGTTTGGAGAAGGTCTTGTTGTTGTTATCAACAATGGAAGATGTAAAATTACGGAACGTCTGGATCGGGTCGTTAGGAACGCTGCTTGCGTACTTTTCAGCGCTCTGCGCCTTTGTGCCCCAGGATGCTACTTTGATATCTATACCGCCGCTGTAGTCAGCACCTCGTGTAAACTCAATGAGCTGCTTGCCTTTCTCTGGAACGAGTCGAAGCAGGCCATCCTCGGGGTCGGTATCGTTGCACAGTCTCCGCACTAAATCCTCAGCACCATCGATTATTGAGTCGCAAGAGTAGTATACTGAATAGTATCTCCTCGGAGACTTCGGGATCAGATGTGCAATCCCGGCTTTTCTAGCAAGCTCGAAATTGCCGATCGCCAACTGTTGTACTTGCCGAAGAAGCGAAGACTTTCCTACACCGCGCCTGCCGTAGATCGCGAGCAAACTCAGATTGGAGTTTAGCGCCGACATGCAGTCCCGGATTAGCGCACTCCTTCCAACGAACCGCTCGGGATCACGGATTACATCGGAAGTGAAACCAACCTCCGGATCGACCAAGTGGAAGGCCATCAACCACGCCTCTCTTGCAGCTCATTTAAAACCCTTGGAGAACCAACATAGCGCAGTTTGTGTTCGATATCGAGACCAACGGCCTCCTTGACGAGCTTGACCGTATCCACTGCCTCTGTCTCCGCGACATCGACACGGGCCACACGTGGTCCTGCACGGAACACCCCTACGAAACCCCCAACGCCCACACGACGGTCACTTCTATCGAGGAGGGCCTCAAGCTCCTTTCGGCGGCCGACCTCATCATCGGCCACAACGTCATCAAGTTCGACATCCCGGCGATCCGCAAGGTTTACCCGAAGTGGACCTACCGGGGCATCGTCCGCGACACCCTGGTCACCACCCGCCTTATCTGGCCGAAGGATCCGCTCCGCGAGAAGGACCTCAAACTGTGGAAGCGGGAGAAGCTCCCCGGCAACATGATCGGCCGCTACTCGCTCCAGGCGTGGGGCTATCGCCTCATGGACTACAAGGGCGACTACAGCGGCGAGTGGGGGACCTGGAACCACGACATGCAGGTCTATTGCGAACAGGACGTGGCGGTCACGCACACGCTCTGGACGCTCTGCGACAGCAAGGCGTGGGACCCGCGGTGCCTCCACATCGAGCACAAGGTCGCCGAGATCGTGGCCCGCCAGGAGGCCTACGGGTTCGGCTTCAACGAGCGCAAGGCCGCCGCCCTCATGGCGGTCCTCGTGCAGAAGAAGACCGACCTGGAGGCCCAGCTCCAGGAGGCCTTCCCGCCGTGGGAGGTCTGCTCGACCTTCGTCCCCAAGGTCAACAACAAGAAGATGGGCTACGTTAAAGGCGAGCCCTTCATCAAGCGCAAGACGGTCGTCTTCAACCCCTCCAGCCGGGACCACATCGCGGCCCGCCTCGGGGTCCAGCGCGGGTGGGTGCCGGCCGAGTTCACCCCTGACGGCCACGCCAAGGTGGACGAGACGATCCTCGACGGCCTCCCGTGGCCCGAGGCGAAGGTCCTCCTCGACTACCTCATGGTGGACAAGCGGTTGGCCCAGCTCGCCAACGGCAAGGAGGCATGGCTCAAGCACAGCCGCAACGGCCGGATCTACGGCAGCGTCATCACCAATGGCGCCGTCACCGGCCGCATGACGCACAGCAAGCCCAACGTGGCCCAGGTCCCCGGCGTCAAGCTGGACAAGGACGACCACCCGCTTCACGGCCACGAGGGAGGCTACGGCTACGAGTGCCGCGACCTCTACGAGGCCCGGCCGGGGAAGGTCCTGGTGGGCTGCGATGCCGCCGCCCTGGAGCTGCGCGACCTCGCCGGCTACATGGCCCGGTACGACAAGGGCGCCTACATCAAGGTCGTCCTGGAGGGCAAGAAGTCGGACGGCACCGAGATCCATTCGGTGAACGCCAAGGCCCTCGGGTCCGACCGCGCGACGGCCAAGGTCTGGTTCTACGCCTTCATTTACGGGGCCGGCGACCACAAGCTCGGAACCATCCTCGGGGCCCCCAAGGGGACCGAGATGGAAGTCGGCAAGCGGTCCCGCGCCCGCTTCCTCAAGAACCTTCCGGCACTCGGCAAGCTCACCAAGTCGGTGCAGGAGCGGGTGACGGGCAAAGCCAAGAAGAAGGACGGCACCCCGTTGCCGAAGCACCTTCTCGGCCTCGACGGGCGGCACCTCCAGTGTCGCTCATCCCATTCCGCACTCAACACGCTCCTCCAATCTGCCGGCGCCGTCCAAATGAAGCAGGCCCTTGTCCTTCTGGACGAGGACCTCCAGGCCGCGGGCTACACCCCCGGCGTCCATTACGAGTTCTGCGCGAACGTCCATGACGAGTGGCAGATCGAGGTGGACGAGGACAAAGCACATGACATCGGCAAACGCGCCGTCTCCGCAATACGTCGGGCGGGGGAGGCGTTCAACTTCGCTTGCGCTCTCGACGGAGAATACAAGATCGGCCGGACTTGGGCCGAAACTCACTGAGGTCCTGACGCGGGCCTGGACCAGCCCATTCTCCACCCGCTCAGACTTCGCCCGCTACCAAGCAGACTGGATCGCGATGGCCGCCGCAAGGGGGTTTGTCACGACCCTCTGCGGTCCCGCCACCTATGGGCGCCGTTGGCACGTCACGCCGCGCGGCCTCGCCCTCCTGTTCCGCGAGTTCCGAACATGAACGCTCCGACCAAGGCGGCCCTCCTGCCGCTCGCCGCGACCCTCCTGGCGGCCCTCATGGGAATGCTGGCCCTCCACGCCAGCCCCGTCCCGAACCCCGCCCAGCGGGCCGCCTACGCCCGCCCGTTCTGTCTCCCGAAGGACGGCAACGTGGCGCTCCCCTGCATCGAGATCGACCACGAGGACATCGAGATTTGAAGCTCAAGATCATCGAGGGGGAGCCCGCCGGCTTCGTCTCCCGTGGCACCCACCGCATGAACCTCGCCGACCACGGCGCGGTCCTCATCTTCCGCGAGGGGGCCGACCTGGACGCCCTGGCCGCGGCCCTGACGGACGCCCTCAACTCCCTGGACGCCCGCCGTGGGTAAGCGGGTCCTCCTCATCGACGGCGACGTGCTCGCCTACCGGGCCGCGGCGTCCTGCGAGAAGGCCGTCCATTGGGGCGAGGGCTTCTGGACGTGGCACGTGGAGTGGGACGACGTGCTCAACTCGTTCGACCACCAGCTCGACAAGATCGTCTCCGACCTGGAGGCGGACGACTTCAAGCTGTGCCTGACCGACAGCGACGGCAACTTCCGCAAGGAGGTCTACCGCTCCTACAAGGGGAAGCGCGGGACCACCAAGAAGCCCCTCGTGCTCTCCCCGTTCAAGCAATACCTCATCGACGAGCGCGACGCCTACTTCCGGCCCACCCTGGAGGGCGACGATTGCATGGGTATCCTCGCCACCCGGAGCAATCCCACGGGCGAGGAGCGGATCATCGTGTCCATCGACAAGGACATGAAGACCATCCCCGGCCTCTACTACAACGACGCCAAGCCGGACGAGGGGATCATCGACGTGTCCGAGGAGGACGCGGACCTCTGGTTCCTCACCCAGACCCTCACCGGGGACGTGACGGACGGCTACCCCGGATGCCCCGGCATCGGGAAGGTGAAGGCCGAACGGCTCCTCGCCGACAACCCCGACCCGTGGGCCTCCATCGTCGCCGCCTACGAGAAGGCCGGGCTCACCGAGGACGACGCGATTGTGCAGGCCCGATGCGCCCGCATCCTCCGCGCCTCCGACTACGACTTCAAGAGAAAGGAACCGATCCTCTGGACACCGTGAAGGACTGCCACAACTGCCTGCACCGGAACCGCGACCCTCTGGACGAGCCCTGTAACGGGTGCTTCGACAGCGCCTTGTGGGCCGGGCTCGCCTCCGGTGGAGTGACTGCACCGAACCCCGTGGCCGCCGCCTTCAAGCGGCTCGGCTTCGCCCCGGCCCCCGTGGCGGATGATGCCGGGGGAGCCGTGAAGGCCGACACCGGCAAGGCCCCGATCTCCCTCGTGCCCCGCTCGGCCATCGTGGCGGAGGCGGAGGTGCTCGGCTTCGGCGCCCGGAAGTACGCCGCCCACAACTGGCGGAAGGGCATGAAGTGGTCCCGCCTCGGGGACGCCGCGCTGCGCCACCTCCTGGCGTGGATCGACGGCGAAGACGTGGACCCGGAGACGGGCCTGTCCCACCTCGCCCACCTCCGGTGCTGCGCCGGTTTCCTCATCGAGTACCAGCGGTTGGGCCTCGGCGAGGACGATCGCTATCAGCGGTAATAGGTTGCACTGATAGTCGGAAGCACACCTCGACCGTGAAACTCCAACCCATCCCTCCGATCCCCAAGGATCTCCTAGAGGTTCTCGATGCCCGCTTTCCCGAACGATGCCCGGAGCCCTCATGGGACGACCGGACCATCTGGCGGGAGGTCGGCAAGCGGGAGCTGATCCGCTTCCTCAAAGAGGAGTTCCGGCGGCAGTCGGACAACATCCTCGAAAGGACCCCCTCCTAATGTGCGTCAAGTTCGGCGGCACGAATAACGATGCGGCGGAGAAGGCGGCCCTCGCCTCTCAGCAGCAAGCCGTCGCCGCCCAGGCCACGGCCCAGCAGCAGATCCAGGTGCAGCAGGAGAGCCAAGCCAAGGCTTCGGCCGACAGCGCCGCCCTCCTGGCCCAGCAGAAAGAGCTGGCGAACAAGCAGATGGCGTTCAACCGGCAGCAGGCCGCTTTCGCTCGTCAGACCGCCGCCGCCTCTCAGGCCATCGCGGATCGCCCGGACGCCCCAGCGGCGCCCCCCGCGGCTCTCCTGGTGACTGGCGGGACCGTGGCGGCGGCCGACAGCGAAGTGGACGAGACCCGCAAGACCGGGCGCTCGGCGCTCCGCATCGACCTGAACAGCCCCCAGATGGCGGGCGCCACCGGCCTGAACGTCCCCCGCGGATAACTTGGCCGGCGCCGCTACGACGGCTCAAGGTCGCTTCCAGCAGCTCCAGGCGTCCAGGTCTCCGTACCTGCGGCGGGCCCAGGACTGCGCGAAGCTCACGATCCCGAGCCTGCTACCCCCCACGGGGGCCGGAGGGTCTATGGACCTTCCCACCCCGTTCCAAGCCATGGGAGCCCGCGGCGTCAACAATCTGGCGTCCAAGCTCCTCCTGTCCCTCCTGCCCCCCAACCAGGCGTTCTTCCGCCTGATGCTCGACGACTACGCCATCCAGCAGCTCACCGGCTCCCCGGAGATGCGAACGGAGGTGGAGACCAGCC